CAAATATACGAAAAAGGCGTGTGATTAGCGAATTTTAAATATAAGATTATGAAAGAGACATTATTGATGAAAGTAAATCCCAAGACGCTGGATAACCTGATGAACGAATTAACCAGTGCCATTATTCAGATGAAAGATGTAGAACCAGTGCAGAATACAAGATTTAAAGATGAGGTCTATACAATGTGTGTATGTTTTCAAGCAGAGCTGCTGCAGACCATTCGGAATGTGGAATTAAAGAATCAATCAAGTAAAGATACTCAGGATAACCCAGCGTGACAACCCGGAAGGCGTTAAGAGACGGGTGACGGTGTGGAGAGACACACGGAAGGTTAGTTCAGTTGGTAGAACACGCCAAACTCCTACGGAGAGGCTATGGTCTGCGGTTCGAGTCCGCAACCTTCCCCCAATATTAATCATTAAATAAGTGAGATATGAACAAGAGGTACATTCACATTACGAAAGCTGACCGCGACTTTATTGCAAAGGCGCTCAACGTGACAGATAAGACTGTTTATAACGCTATCCGTTTTGATGACCGTCGTGGCAACTCCGAACTTTCTGCAAAGATTCGTAAGTTGGCCATGGACCGTGGCGGTATTGTGATGGTTGTTATTCCGGAGGTGGAGGTTTTTCACGACTATGACAAAGTATCCCGCCTATATTGTCCCAATGGTGCTCTTATAGAGCTTGACCGCAAGGATGGTAGTGGCCAGGTAATATTCAAAGGAGAAACAGTGAAGACTTACGAGCATGTAATGGTTTCGGAAATTGACCACATAAAAGCGTTTGCATCTGCATTAAGATAGGAGGTGGCTATGTTGGTGTATTACGGTAACATACAGTGTATTTCTGCACGAGAGCTCATCGATGGCGGCTATATCACCGAATCCTGTTATAGGAACTGGGTGAACCGTGGTCGTATCAAGGTGGTGCGCCGTGGTGGAGGTGCTGCTGGAAATTGCGCGTTGGTCGCCCTCAATAGTCTGCCTACCGAGTGCCTGGAGCGGGTAAAGGAAGACAACCCCGGAGGAACAGAGCAGGCACTTCGCCACTGGATACTATCAAACTATGTGCTGGATCAGGCTGCAGTAGCCTATTTTTTGGATTGGGCTTCCCATTCTTCCAGCAACAGAGCTACAGACGAACTTGCCCGGAAATATGCGGTGAATGCTTCAGTTCTGAATACTTGTATCAAGCTTTATAACAGAAGCAATGATTACCGCAAACTGATGGGTGAAAAATATAACTGGGACATGATGGCCACTACCATCGAGACCTTACGCGAAGACTTTGGTCATGACCTTCCTGCCAGTACCCTGCGTTTCCGCAAGAAAGTGAACGAATACAAGCAGTACGGTTACGAATGTCTGATAACCGGAAAATTCGGCAACCAGAACAAACGGAAGGTAACTCACATGGACGAACGCCTGGTGATGAGTTTGAAAGTACTTCCCAACCAACCATACGGCAGTGATGTGCATGAAATGTATCTGTCGTTTGTATGCGGTGAGCTGGAAGTATGGGATCTGGAAACAGGGGAGATATTCAATCCGGAAAACTTTACGGATAAGAACGGGGAACCGAAAGAACTGAGCGAAAGCACTATCCGGAACATACTGAACAACCCGGCAAGCCAGCTGCTGATAGAAAAAGCCTTGCGTGGACGTATGGAATTCTATCATGAGCAAATGCCGCACATGCACCGTCATGGTGGTGAGTTCTCCCTGTCACAAATAACGATGGATGACGTGGATTTGCCGCGTCGGATGAAAGGCGGCGAGTATGTGCATGCCTATTATGCTTATGATGCGGTGAGCCAGTGCCGTATCGGGCTGGCCTACGGGCGGGATAAGGATGATGCCTTGGTAGTGGACTGTTTCCGTGATATGTTCCGGCTCATCGAACGCAACGGATGGGGCATTCCAGCCGGTATTGAGGTGGAGCAGCACTTGATGAGCAAGTATAAAGGAGGATTTCTGAAGGCAGGTGAGGTATTTAAGTTTGTGCATTTCTGTGCCCCACAGAACTCACAGGAGAAATATGCTGAAGCTCTGAACGGTGTGTTCAAGACAACCATAGCACATAAGAACCATGAAGCCATTGGCCGCTGGCATAACAAAGGTGCACGGCGGGTGGACCAGAAGAAAGTGAGTGACAGCAGCAACCACACCTGGGAAGACAAAAAGTATTATACGTTTGAAGAGCTTGTGGCAGATGACCGTCGCGATTGTGAAGAATGGAATAATACGCTTCACCCCAATCAGAAGAAATATCCCGGAATGACCCGTTGGGATGTGCTCGTAGCCAAAATCAATCCGACCCTTCGACCGCTTGATAAACTGACCTTGAGCAGATATATCGGAGAAAAGGTAGATACCAGTATTCGTAGAAATTCCACAGTACGTGTGGCAAATGCGGACTGGTGGCTGAGTGGTCCGGAGGTGCTGGAGCAGCTGGAACCAAACAACCGCAAGGTGACGGCCTACTTCCTGCCGGATGAAGAGGGCAAGCCTACGGATGTCTTCCTGTACCAGAACGACCGCTACCTTGACAAGGTTCGTCCGGTAGTGACTTACAACCGGGTGATGGCAGAACAGACCGAAGAAGACCGGGTAGCCTATACAGAGCAGGCTAAGATTGTGAGTCATTTCAGCAAATACCTCAATGACCACGCCATCGGAAAGGTGGGAACCGGTACACCTGATCAGCCAACGGATGATCAGGAAGAGGAACTGGAACTTCCCCCGGTGGAACTATCCGATGATTTGCCAGCCGATTTGTCGGCAGATCCGGAATCTGATTATGAATGGCACTCCGGAATAAGCGAGGCAATGAGAGCCATCAGTGATATGTAAGAACAGAATTAGAACAACATTAAAACAGCGTTAGAATTATGATTACAGAAGCGCAAAAACAGAAGATTATAGCAGCGATAGCCGGCAACCGTGTGAACTATCCCAGTGATGCCAAGCATGCTGCCTCTTTGGGCATCAGTACGTCTGTGTACAGTGCAATCAAAAACGGACAGACAGACAAAGCCCTGAGCGATGCCAACTGGATAAGCATTGCCCGCAAATTAGGGGTGAACCTCCGTGGTGAAATGGAATGGAAAGCAGCCAAGACCCCGACATTTGAATATATCACAGCCCAGCTGGAGTTTTCACAGCAGTCCAGCCTGTCGGGTATCTTGTGCGACATGCCCAATATCGGCAAGACTTTCACGGCACGTTATTATGTGCAGAGCCACAAGAATGCCGTTTATATCGACTGCTCGCAGGTAAAGACCAAATTGAAACTGGTTCGCAAGATTGCTGCAGAGTTTGGTGTGGACAGTAAGGGAAAGTATTCTGATGTGTATGAAGACCTGGTATATTACCTCCGTTCGATGGAAACCCCGCTTATCATCCTCGATGAAGCAGGCGACCTGCAGTATGAAGCTTTCCTTGAACTGAAGGCCTTGTGGAATGCCACTGAACGCTGCTGCGCCTGGTACATGATGGGGGCAGACGGATTGAAAGAGAAAATCAACCGCTCCATAGAATGTAAGAAGGTGGGCTATACCGAAATGTTGAGCCGTTATGGTGACCGGTATAGCAAAGTGACTCCGGATGATGGAAAGGAGCGCGAACAGTTCTTGAACAACCAGGCACGTATTGTAGCCAAGGTAAATGCTCCTGCATGTGCTGATATAGCCCAGATTGTACGGAAGACACGCGGTGGTTTGAGAAGAGTCTATACTGAGATTGAAAAACTTAAAATGACAGCGGAATAATGAAGCGTGCGTACAGTCCGAAGGAAATAGCCGCCAAGAAATGGGTTACTCTGCCGTGGAATGAGAAATGGAGCAAACCTTTCGGATTTCCGGCAGAGAACGCTTCGTGGTTCATCAGTGGTGCCAGTGCCAGCGGGAAGAGCAGCTTTGTAATGCAGCTTGGAAAGGAACTGTGTAACTATGGGCCGGTGCTGTACATGAGTTACGAAGAGAAAATCAACCAAAGTTTCCAACGGCGTATGGGTTATTTGAAGATGAATGAGGTGCAGGGTAAGTTTCGCGTGGTGACAGAAGGCAGTCTGGAGGAAGTGATTGCCCGACTGAAAAAACCGAAAAGCCCGAAGTTCATCATCATTGATTCCTTCCAGGTGGCCGGATGGGACTATCCGCAGGCTGTGGAACTGATGGAAACCTTTCCGAAGAAATGTTTCATCTGGATCAGCCAGGAAAAGAAGAGCCAGCCAATGGGTGGCGGTGCTGTAAGATTGAAATATATCTGTGATATGAAGATTCGAGTGGTCGGTTATAAAGCTTATTGCCAAGGCCGCGCCATTGGAGACCCGGGAAGCTATTATGTGGTATGGGAAGACGGAATCATTCAAACAAGTAATAATTTACCAAAGTGATTATGGATAATAACGAAAAGGCTTTTGAAAGCTACACCGGAACGGAAGTGTTCCAGATTCTGCTGGACGGAAGTTCCAGCAGGGCAGTGTTGGATGACTGGCTGGAGCGAAACATCCAAAGTGACCTGAAAGTGAGAAGAGCGAAAACGCCCGGTCATGTCGTAATAGAAACGGGTGATGTATTATTTGCACGTAATGTGCTGATTTGGAATCCAAGTTGTAAAGTCAACATCAAAAAGAAGTGATATGGAAAAAGACAAAGTTTACATCAGTGGGGCAATAGCCCACTACAATATCGATGAGCGCAAAGGTGCGTTCCTCGATGCTGAAAACAGATTGCGTGCTATGGGGTTCAATCCGGTGAATCCATTTAAAAACGGACTTCCGGATGAAGCGCACTGGAGAGAGCACATGCGGGCGGATATACGCCTGTTGCTGGATTGTGAGTATATCTATATGCTGAAGGACTGGGAACTGAGTAAGGGAGCCAAACTGGAACTTGATGTGGCCAGTTCGTGTGGCATTAAAGTATTGTTTGAGTAAAAATGGTCGATATGGGAAAAATAAAAATGGAAACCGGTGTTGTGGTGATGACGTTGACTGCTACGGTATATAGAGGAAATATTCGTGAAATCCAATCTTCACGCATAGGATTTTGCGGGGAGTACAACAAGGAAATACTTTCTAAAATGGGTGCTGAATTCAAAAAGATATTTGCTGGGCAAATTGAGGCTGAATACAAAGCTAAATCAGTGAAGACGGATAAGATAATTTATCGTGTCAGTACCAAATCAACTGAATGTGAAATGATTCTTAATGGCAAATGATATGGCACAGGAAGTAACCAATTTCGCCCGGTTCTATGCATTGTTCAACAAGCTGCCCTGTACAGGAGACCGGGAAGAATTCAAGAAAAGCATTGTGCAGCAGTACACGTGGAACCGGACGGACAGTCTGAAGGAAATGACAGCCAAGGAGTATGAAGCCTGCTGTACGGCTCTGGAGAAACTGAGCGGACAAGACGAATGGCGACAGAAGCTGCGTGAGGAGCTGCGGCGGAAACGGAGTCTCTGTCTGAACCTGATGCAGAAGCTGGGCATAGATACTTCCGACTGGGCACGAATCAATGACTTCTGCAGTAATCCCCGAATAGTCGGCAAGGCGTTCAGACAGATTACGGTGGACGAACTGGATGAACTGGCGGTAAAGCTTCGGTCCATACAACGGAAAGGCGGCTTGAAGCCCAAGAAAGAAAAACAAACGATTAACCCCGTGAGCATGGTATCACTCATTCAGATTGACCCTGATGCTCCGGCAAACTGATAGGATATGGAAAATAGAAACACAAAGATTTTAGAGAATCTGAAAAAGGAAATTAACCTGCTTGCCTCTGATATGGAGAAGCAGGATGCAGCCGAGTTTTATAGCGAACTGGCTGACTGGGCATACGCCAACGGAGAGGCTATGCTGATGGAAGACGAACCTGAAATGCAGGATTATGAAAACCAATAACCCCAAAAAACAAGAATCATGGAAGAAATGAAACAAACGACCGTGGTAATGACGGCAGAGGAAAAGGCGGAATTTGAAGCCTTCCAGAGAGAAAAAGCAAAGAAAGCGGCAGAGGAAAAAGCCAAGAATGACCGCGAAATGTACAAACAGATGGTGGATGAGGAGATAGCCAACTCCATTCCGGTACTGCTGGGCATCAGTGAGCAGATCAAGGCAAGCAAGCAGACTGTGATGGACAACTTCAAAACCATTCTGGAAATGAAGGCAGACCTTTTCAAGACCAAGGTGAAGGATGACCAGCGCAGCCATACCTTTACTAACAGTGAAGGCGACAAACGAATCACGCTGGGTGTGTATGTGACCGACGGCTATCGTGACACGGTGGAAGACGGTATAGCCATTGTGAAGGAATATATCGAAGGCTTGGCCAAAGATGAAAAGACCAAGGCACTGGTGAGCATGGTGCTTCGTCTGTTGGCCCGTGATGCCAAGGGTACGCTGAAGGCTTCACGCATTGTGCAGCTTCGCAAAGTGGCCATGGAAACCGGAGATGAACGTTTCATTGAAGGTGTACGCATCATTGAGGAAGCCTACCAGCCGGAAGTGAGCAAACAGTTCATCCGTGCTGAAATCAAGAACGAAAACGGAATGTGGAAACCTATCCCTCTGGGAATGACAGAATCATAAATTATAGAACTATGATACAAGAAGTGGAGAAATCTCCGAAAGTAGCCCTGTGCCGTGCTTGCCACGGTATAGGTAAAGTGAAGAAAGTTGTAGAATATTCCTCTCGGATCTTTGGAAAGAAGCGAAGCGAAACCGTTGAGGAAGTCTGCAGACAGTGCGAAGGAAGTGGCCGGGTAACGGTAAGCGCAAAAATGACGCTTGACATCCGTCCCTATAAACCTAAAGTAGAACCATCTATGAACGATTAAACCTATATGGGAAAGCGGCACGGAGTTAGTTATCAGAAGCGTGTAGCAGAAGTAAACAGGATATATGACCATTATGCCAGTCACGGTGTACCGAACCGTGAAATATGGCGGCGGTACATATATCCTGTGTATGCTATTAGTGAGCGTACATTCTACAATATGCTTAAAGCGTCCGCAGACCCTAAAAACGATTTGCCGGACGATACGGTACAATTGAAATTTAACTTTGACTGGGAATGAACGAAGACGTTAAAAAAGTAGTGGCCCGGATACTGAAAGACATTCAGGTGGAAATGAGCGATGAGTTTGACAAGAACTTTGAGCGGCAGGCTTTTTTCAGTGAAAAATGGCAGCGGCGGAAAAGCCCCATCCGGGATGAAGGCAGAGCCATACTGACAGATACCGGGGCGCTTCGGAAAAGTATTGGGAGCCGGACGACGGAAAACAGCATTACCTTCTTTACTTCTCTGCCCTATGCGGCCATTCATAATGATGGCGGTGAAATAGTGGTGACAGGGCGGATGAAGCGTTTCTTCTGGCATAAGTATTATGAGGCCACCGGGTCGTTCGGGAGAAGGAAGGACGGAAAGCTGCGGAAAGACAAACGAAATGCCCGGCTTGATACAGAAGCCGATTTTTGGATGTTCATGGCTTTAAAGAAAGAAGGAAGCACCATCAAGATACCCCGCCGCCGTTTCCTCGGCACATCGCCTGAAGTGGAAAAAGCCGTCCGTGAGATTGTAGAAGAGAACCTAACAGAGTATTTCACCATTGAATATAATATCATAAGAAAATGAGAAAAGAACTTTATCGGCTGCTTTGCAGCGAACTGAAGGCCATTGACCTTATCAAGCACATAGACCTGTGGAACCACAACGTGGAATTCATCGAGCAGGAAGAGAACTGGGAGCGTCCGGCTGTCTTTGTGGAATTCTGCCCTATACAGTGGAATGCGATTGTTCCCGGTGTGGAATACCGGGCAGAACCTTTGATTAAGCTGCACATCGTGACAGACTGGGAAGGTTCGAGTGCTGATGGAAGCGAGCTGCAGGAAGATGCGCTGAAAGTGTTTGACCTGCCCGGGCTGATTCATGCCAGGCTTGCCGGCTTGAGTGGGGAAACCTTTCTGGAGCTGGATCTGGTGGAGAGTGATACCAATCACAACCATGAGGATATTGTGGAAAGTATTGAAGTGTACCAGTGTGTGGCTATCAAGCGGATGCAATAGTCGTATTTATTAGAAAGGAAAAGCCGTGGACGTATAAATTACCGTCTGCGGCTTTTCTATTCAATACAGGCAAAGTAAACGCCATCAGGCGGCCTCTTTCTTGTAAAGCATCATATCTGTGTAAGAAGAGCTGTAATTCATGTGAGCATTGAATTCTACCTTTGTGCAGTTTTCAAAAGGATTACCCAAATCCCTATTTCTACCTATCCATTCACATAACTCCAGAATTGAAGATTTGTTGGAAGTGAAATATACGTATGAATGCCCCTTCAGTACATTCAGCACATCCAGGTAGTCGGCCATATTCCAGTACATGTTATAGGTTCCTACGTCAGTGGACAGATAGGGCGGATCAACAAGAAATACTACCCCAGGAATATCTTTATACCGGTTGAACACTTCCTTGTAATCGCAAGATACGATTTCCAACCCTTCAAGATAGTCCGTACATTCCGGGTAGCCGGTCTTACGTATATTGTTGTACAGAGCCTCCTTCCGCATATCCTGAACAGACAGTTTGTATTTCATGGAAAACAAAATAGAGGAGGAGAGGGTAATGAAATCCACATATCCGGTAGTTTTTTCTTCCTGCTCGATGCGGCTTAATATTCGTTCACGCAGTTCCCCTTTAATGATTTTATGACGTGGTACGGAATTTCCCACTATTGTGCGAATGTCAGCAAGCAGCTGATTCGTTTGCGGAATGTGCTTCATGCGGAAGCGGTAGTTATCAAAATCATTATAGATAACAGTAGAGTGGGGCTTGAGGGATTTGGTAATGTGAGACAACAATCCGGAGCCACCGAACAGGTCAACAAACAATGTTCCATCCGGATATTGCTCCAGCACTTTCATGAACTCCTTGGCGAACATGCGCTTTTGCCCGACAAATGGGAGAGGGGCTGACAGATACATCTTTCTCATACGTTCAATTCAAATTTTACATTTTCATTGCCGGCAAGCAGCTGTTCTGTTTTGTCGATGTTGTTTTCGTAAATATGCACGTTCCCCAGATTCAGGGTGATGGATTTTAGCGGCAACTCAATCTGTCTTGATATTAAGTACAAATGATAAATATCTGCCGGCAGTCCTAAATTCGCATCACTGCTTCGCTGATAGGCGGTCATGACCAGTTCTCCTTGCTCTATCTGGAACTGAACAAGACTAAGGCATGGAGCCTGGTTACTTTCCGTTCCTGTAGATCCGAGAAACAGTATATAGTTCTTGCTGTTCCTTTTTTCCCTGTTTATGCGTTCGATGAGTGGCGGCAGTTTTTCAAAATAAGTTGGGTAGCTGTTCACAAGGATTGAGCCGCAGTAGTCCCACCAGTTGATGCCGACCTCTCTGTATTTTTCCACGTTGCGCTCGCCTCTCATAAACAGTTGTAATTCGTTTTTTAACTTCTTCCGCGCTATGGTATGCCCTTCGAATATATCCAGAAGGTCGGCAGGGAGCAGCGTCAGCTGTTCATTCAGCAGGTAGCGGATATTCCCTTTCTTATTGCTTTGCATCTTTCCGGATGAAAGTACCTTGCCTAAGATTTGATAATATTTGTTCATGATATGAATGTTGTTTATTGCGATACAAAGGTAGGGTAGGGGAGTTTGCCTTAAGTGGGAGGAAGTCCTGATTACACTGCACACAAATTGCAGTCGGTTTTAAAACGCCTGATCAGGTCATACACCTTTCGTTCACTGATGCCATATCGTAGGGAAAGCGTTGCTACGATATAAGACACTTTTTCACCATTGGTATGCAACTTGTTATATTCATTATATAGTTCTATATATTGCACATCATCGGGTCGTATGCCCATGTAATGGCATGTTTTTAAAAGCTCCCTGTTCAATTTTAGTATCTCAATTACTTTCATATCCAGTTAAATTTTGTACATTTGCAACATCTCACTTACTTTTGATTTAAAAAACGCATCCAGTGCGCGGCGAGGGCATTGCCCCCGGTCGTGCGCACTGGATGCGTTTAAGTTAAAAGTAGGTGAGATGATTTTTAACAGGCCGGGGGCTTTTTTTATTCCTCCCCCGTGGGAAATTCACTCAATCAACCCGATACAATTCCAAGTTGCATACATCTTTCCTTTTCCATCCTTCTGCCAGTGTATGTTGGATGTGTCTGACCGCTTGAACATAGAAATCCTTCAATTCATCCAAATTATCAAAGGTATGGTATTCGGGTTGCTCATCCGAACCGAATTTGAATGTAACTGGAAGGGTCTCTCCGCCCGTCTGAACAGCCAAGTCGTATGCTGCCTTATAGTTGTACTGGTTTTCTGTAGAAAGCCATACAGGGGCATCCTTATACACGAATCCGGATAGGATAGCTGCATCAGTCTGGCTGTTATACCAGGACATAATCAATGTGCGGATTTCCTCATCAGTGGGCTTATGGCTGTACTCTTCTTCCATATAGGATGCTGAGCCATCCTCTTTTTCCTGCACATCCCAGCGGATGCGCCATTTGTCTTTAACCGGGTTCGTGCATTCCATCAGCTGAACACCGGCGCTTCCTTCAACTCTTCTCATGTAAACACATATTTGGTTCTACCTTTGCCGAATGTTTCCGTCTTGATGGTCGTTTCAAACGGAAAGCCATCCGGCATTTCTTTCACTTGTGCGAGAATATTCTTTATTTCCTCGCTGTTGGTGAAGAATTTCTTTGCCTCGCCGTTCACTTCGATGGCCACAATACAGCGGTCTTCTCCCTGCTCGGTCTTGATACCTGTTTCGAAGTCCTTCACTACAATCGGTAAGTTTACCAGTTCCCGGATGCTTACCACCACGCCGGGGAATCGCTTCTTGCCGTCCTCCGGCTTGTAAGCGACATTCAAGTCTTTAAAACTTCTCATTTCTTTGCCTGTTAATTTTTTAAACAACTTATTACAGTCGGCGTGTTTCGTCATGCCGTAGAAACTGGCAATCAATTCCCGCCGTCTTTTTCTCGATTTTACCTCGTGCATCTTCCGGGCAAACTTCTGCTTGATACGTTTCCGCAATCTCACATAGTCAGGACGAATAACATAGCCAAGGAAATCAATGCCTTCTTCTACAGGGAATACCCGTTCATTCGGTTTAATTTCCAAGTCTATTTTCTCCATTTGCCCGTGAATAATATCACGAATCTTCCACAATTCCGCTTTCGTTTTACCGAGTACCAGTCCGTCATCGCAATAGCGATAGTAATAACGAACCCCGTACTTATCCTTCAGATAGTGGTCTAAAAATACAGACAGAAGCAGGTTGCCTGCTCCCTGTGAGCTACGCAGTCCGAAGCTGATACCCTCCGGCAGCATTGTCACGAACCGCTCCAGCAGCACCAACAGCCTTTCGTCCTTGAATATCCTGCGGAAGCACCACATCACAAAATCCTGCCGCACATTGTCGTAGAATCTGCGGATGTCAAACTTGTAGGCATACAGCGTGCCTTCCGGGTCTTTAAGTAGATCGGTACGTATGCAATTCATCAGATCATGAGTGCCACGTCGTTTAATGCTGGCTCCGGTAGTCCGGATATAGCGTTTCTGCAGGTGACGGTCCACAACGTTCATTACGGCATATACTGCGATGCGGTCATACATGGATAAAATCTGCAGGATGCGACTTTTGCCATACTCTTTGATTTCCGTTTCATGGTATCCACCAAGTTGGAATGAGCCGTCCGCAAGTGCAGCAGTAAGTTTGGAAATAACTTTTTCTCTATGTGCAAGTAGCTTTTCCCCTTGGATTGATTCCTTACGATCCGTTCCGCGCAGTACGGCCTCGAATGCCTCCGACATATTGGAGTATTCGATGATTTCCTCTATGATATATCCTTCCCTGCGCATACGGTTCTGCTGTTGGTTTGTAAATACGGAAGATAAGGGCCTTCCTTTCCCCGGGCCTGACTTCTTCGAACTGATAACAGCCTACCAAACTCCACCCGACGCGTGATTTTTCAGCTTTCCACCCTAATGGGTGCTGTTGCTGTGGCTTGCTTCCCTCGGCACCGCATTGGGGACACGTCCCCGGTGCTGTACGCCGATTAATTAGATTTCCAGACGCGAGCCGACATTCGCGTTCGCATTCGAAGCATCGTTATTCGCATTCGCATTCGATACACCGCCATTCGCGTTCGCATTGTTGTACCCGCGATAGACCACACGGACTATCGGGAAGCTCCGCCGGGTACAAAGTTACTGATTTAACAGGCAAAATGAACTAAAGCATTACACTATCCACCAAAATATGGCCGACAATATGCCGCCGATGACGGTAAGAGACCAGTCTATCCAGTCCCAAAGTCCGCCTTTCAGTTTGTCTTTGAGTTCCAGACAGGAGGCAGCGATAATGGATGCATACAGAGCCGTCCACGGATTGAGGGCGGCAAATCCTACAAGAAGACCGCCAATAAGGTGCTTATAGCGGTTGCTTTGTTTGAGAAATTCGATAATTTTGTTCATAATGAGTTGTTTTTGAAAATTGTTTTGTATATTTGCAGTGAGGAATAGCATTAGAAGTCCAGTGCCGGATTGTAGTTCCGGAAGATTGCTTCTTTTGCTATTCTTTTTTTATCTTGTTGTAAAGTTCCGGACTATCCGATATACTATGCAGCACATATTCTCCCCAATCATATTCACGGACAATCAGCAAATTTTTTTCTCCACTCACTTCCACTTCAAAAATGTGTGACTGTACGACACGTTTGATACCTTTATGGTTATCTGTTGTGCCAAGGTATGCTGCATTTGAAAACACATTGTTTATGTCCAGCAGCATTTGATTTTTGGCTTTGAAATGTTTGTGCGGTTGATTAGTCCATTCTCTAATAGAGGTACCTGTAATATTCACATCATGATGAAAATGTGTATTACGGATAATAGTTCCTTGTAATGGCTTGGCTGCTGCACGTGTTTGTTTTGCATCGGCTTTTGCTAATTCCCGAACCAGTTTGCATGCAGCGCACAATTCATTTTCCGGAACGAAGACCAGTTCCATCTTTCCGTTGTTCATATCGCAATCCTTACAGCGCTTGATGGTGTATGGGTTATAGTCGGGCATCGTCTTTTGTTCCATGCCTGCATTGAACCGGAACATACCTTTCTTGTCAAGTTCCAAAGCTGACTCTCCTCTTGCCATAGCCTCTTCATGATCCGTAGCCGGATACTTGGATTTGCGTACCTGGACTACGGAACAGCGGCAGCCCCATCCGTTAGGCGGATAGAAATCCTCCCAGAACGGGTCTGAAGCCGGGAGTGTGATACCGGCCATTTCTGCATGGGTGGGACGTACCTTTGCATCCCCGGCCGTGCGGTACTGCAGATAATAGCGGTCGCCGTCCTGCATGAACCGTTCCCATTTGGCCGCCATTTCAGCCGAAGCCTGTACAAAGTTGAATTCAGCCCGTAGATAGTTTGAATTGTATGTTTCGTCGATCTTCCGGACATCATTCAAAAAGCGTTCGAACGTCTTTCTATTGCCGTTCTCATCCAATAAGGAGGGAAAGGCTTCATTCAGTTCATGAAAGGTCTTCAGCCCGGAGAATACATAGTTGGAGCGCTCCAGCCGTTTGCGCATAGCCTCGGACATTTCCACCTGCCGGAATGATCCGTTCAGGACAGAAGAATGAGTCTCTATAAAATCCTGCGCTTCTTCGGATGCCAGAATACCTATTTCAAGACTTGCCCCTTCCTGCCGGAACAGTACCTTCATCATGCGTTCGAACTTTTCACGTACCAGGTCAACCGGTGTGCATATATCTTTTCCGGATGCATACTGCAGCAAGGTTTTTGCTATTCCTTCATTCTGCTCCGGATTATGCAGATTGGAATATGACAGCAGTTCTTTGGAGAATGTTTTCCCCCTGAGTGTTGCGCTGATCAGCTCGGCTTCAAACTCGGCCCGGTTCTCCAGGGCATATCTGGACAGTTCCTTTTCGATAAGTTCCCTGTTCACTTTCTCCATGTTCCACTGGTGCTCTACCATGCTGTAAGCTTTGGGCTCCAGCAGCGCATCGATGTGGTGACCCAGTTCATGAAGGAATGTGTTATCCTGTGCACCTGAGCGGTACTGCATTTTCTTTTCCTTGTACGATTTGTAGTCTCGTTCACGGAGTTCGTTGAAATACAGAATACCATCATCACCCTCGAACATGGGTGCCCGGTATTCTGCCCCGGAAGTTTTTCCTCCTTTCTTTTTAAGCAGTCTGGGAAGCTTGATGCCATGTTCCAGGATAATACGGGCTGCATCTTCCGCATCTTTTCTGGCTTCTTTGTTCTTGATTATTGAAGCCCATTCCTTGGCCATTTTTTCGATGTCCTCCGTTTTTCCCGCCTGCAGAATGGGCTTCCTGTTTTCCAACAACCGGGAATATCGCTGGTGCAGCCCCGAATAATCATCGGGGCTCAGTCGAAAAAACGGGACAGCGTTTCAGCCGGTTTGCCGTCTTTCTTTTTTTTCGGATCTGTCGGGTCCGGCTCTTCCTTCGGTTCCTTCTCCTCGCACGGAATGCCATATTTTTCCTCAAAGTACTGTGGCTTCACCTTGTAGTGCTGGAGTACCATTTCTTCGTAGGCTTTCTGCTGTTCGGGTGTGTAGTCAATGGAGTAGTCCCAATCAAAGCGCAGCCCTTTGACAGGGAACCCGTGGCGCACCATTCGCGGAATGAGCTGGTTGTTCACTATATCCCGAAGCATATCACAGTCGCTTTCCACAAGGTTTTGGAACACTTCAAGGTGCGTTTCAGACTGTGAGAGGCTGCTTCCGTCTTCAATGGTCATCGTCTGCCCGATGATAAGCTTTGACAGTTCGGAGTTGGCCCGATCGATGCGCTTGTCATAGACATTGAATGCATCTCCCTTGCCGCTTTCCACAAACTCGATTTCGGTTTCCATTCCTGCCACCATGGAGAGGGCGGTTCCGGCTTCACGCAGCATTTGGTCGAGACGGTCAATCTCTTTCTTATCGCGCGAAGTGGTGCGTGCTATACGCATGGGCATTCCGAATATTTCCCCGAAGGTGTCCCAAAAGGCCAGCATGTTCTTTTTGGGGATAGTCTGTGAAGCTGCCTTGAGATACAGTCCGAGGTCGTCGGGTCTGCCGGCCTCAATGAGCCAGTCGGAAAAAGGAGGCTGGCGGTAATCTATACCGGTAGTCCAGTCCTGCCCGAGGTCGGTTATGACACGTCCGTACTCAGGAATGACATGTTTGCGCGGAATAAGCTTCACATCCGAATAACAGATGCAGCCGTCGCCGTCAGTGCAAAGGTCGCCCAATTCGATGAGCGAATGCCCCCAGTAGATTGAATCAAGGGCATAGCGCATGAGCTGCTTGAACCAGGACTGGTCGAAGAAATGAACCGCTTCCTCGTTCTCATCCCCTTTCATGTCCACGATTTTGAAAGAACGTGCCATGACAAAACCTCTGCGCTGCTCCACACACCCGGAGAGGTGAAGGTCTATTTCCGCGTCCCGGTAGATGTCGTACAGGCGCTGGCGGCTGGGGCTGTCCACATTGATGGCATACTGCCAGGCATCGCGCCAGTTCTTGATGTCCTTCCGGGTGAGTGCATCGGTGGTGCGTTGCAGGTCGATGACCATTTTCTGCACCCGCTTGATGTCTTTCCCCTTGGCCAGGTTGAAATTGCCGTATGGTGTTTGCAGTACGTTTTTCGGTTTACTGGAAAACATACCGCTGAAAAAGTCTTTAATATCCATAGTCCTACCAGTTATGATGAAGCTGCTTCTGACAGCTGTAAACAAATGAATTTCCGGACGGAAGCCCGTCCTCTCCGACAGCCAAGGGCAAATCAGGGACAATTTTCCCGGCCTGTACGCCTTCAAGCCACTTGATGGCCCGTTCATATCGTTCCTTGCGTATCTCACTTCCCATCTTTTGCGGCATGGCTGCACTCATGTGGTAAAGTGAAATGTCGCAGGTGTACATGACAATGAGCCGGTTCCGGTGTTCATCCTGTGCAGAGAAAATGGCCGTACAGTCGTATTTCGGCCGTAGATAACCGGCAATTTCTTCCCGGGCTTCCGCTTCTGCATTGGTACGGTTTTCCGGGCTTACCTGCGAAATAACCTTCAATGCGTTGTCGCCGATGACAACTTTGTAATCTTCTTCTGTAATGAACATGACCTTATTATTTAGTGATGAACAATGCCATTTTTTCTATATCCCGGATAGTGGTTCCCTTGCGGAAACGGCGGCGGTGAATCAGTTCGCAGATATTCCTTTTGGGGACAACTTTCAGTTTGCCGCCCATATACAGGACGTAGTATTTTCTTCCGTAGAGCTTGGCATACTTGCAAGCACGGGCAACGGCACGTTTATAGCGCCATGCAAAAATCATTCTTTTAATCAGCTGTATCATGTTACCATATATTTTTGGCGGTCGGCCTTTTGCCGAACACCGGTTGAAAACTCTCCTGTCTTGAATTGCGCTGCAGCATCCAGATGGCTCCCTCGTCGGCATCCGGTGCATCATCGTGAATACGGCTGCCACGCTCCAGAGCCAAGGTCTGTTCGATGCCGGTCTGCATATCCGGTGATTCTTTCAACTTCTCATTGTAGAATACGAAACCGCGTTCCCATAATGGTGAGACCGCTTCGATGCGCTGGAGTTTGTCCGGCTTCTTTCGTTTGTCCGGCATGATGGGCAGTTGGTATCCACGCAGATTTCCTTCTGCCTCAAACTCATCCAGAATGACATCCTGCATGAAGTTCGCTTCCATAAAGAACTGCACGGCTGCCGTATCGCGTGTACGTTCGTAGAGGTCGTACAGCCACCGCACCATTCCGGAAACGGTATCCTGACGGACGTAACAGTCTATAAGGTGCAGTTCCTTCCCAATCTTGCCCCAAAGGCGGCAAGCCTTGTAGTCGTTGGAAGTGGTTGATTTGAAAGAGGGGTCGGTATAGCAGACCAGCATTTCATACTTGGACAGTCTGGGCAGTTTCTTGTAACGAATCCAGTCTGCCCGGAAGATAGTGCCGTCCACGATGGGGTTGTGCATCATCTCCTTTTCCCATGCCCGGTAGCCTACGAAATCCCTGTATTCCTGCGCCTCTTCTTTCGTCCATTTTTCGCGCCATACCGGTTCTCCGTTCTTGTCTATTGCCTTGATGACGGATACATGTACCCCTTTTGTCTTGGTGAGATTGGCCAGCACCGAGTTTTTAGAAATGAGGTTCCCGACCATGATAAAACGCCCCCGGCCCACATCCAGTGCACCAAAAAGGGCTTCTTTCACCCAGTCTGTAATGTCATGCACCCGTTTCTCATTGCGGCACAGTTCGTCGTCATCCAAGTCATCGATGACGATGTAGTCCGGACGTGCTTCCCGGTCGCGCAGACCACGCGGAGACTGTCCGCGTCCGCAAGCCAGGAATTTCACCCCGTTGGCTGCCTTGAACTCCCCATCCTGCCAGGAGGCATTCCCCTGCTGCTTGCCGAAGTCGGCAATGATGCGCTGGTTATGCTCCAGTTCTGCCTGAATATCCCCCAGCAGACGCGTGGCTGAATCTTCGCTTTTGCCGACCACCACCATGAAGTTGATGAGGCGCTTGGGCTGGAACATCAGCCACAGCGGAACAAAAATGTCCATGTGTGTGGACTTGGCATGGCCACGCGGCCACATGAATACTGCCTTCAGGTTGGGTGTACCTTTTACTTTAGCCGCTGCCGCATTGTGGAATGGTGCATTGTGGATGGTGCGTATGACTTCCCCGGTGGTTTTGTCACGCAAGGTGAGGAAGTGGGGAAAGTAATACTCACAGAACGCGGCATAGTTACCCTGCAGCCGCAGAATACGCCTATCCTTTTGTGCCGGTGTCTCGCCCGCGAGCAAAGCCGTATCCGTGATGGACTGCACTCTTTTACAGTGTTCCTTCCACTGTTCGTATGCCTGTTTCTTTTCCGCTGCTGTTGCCATAGCCGTTTTATTTTATGCCCATCTGTTCGGTGATATACAAATCCTGGTACTTGTTGATTGCCCTGACCAGTTCCGGAGTCACTTCCGGGTCGATGGTTGAACGGTATTCAATCCATTTGGAGAATGCCATGAACACTTCAATGACATCCACTACATTGGCCTTCTTGTCTAACTTTTCGATCACCGCCGAAAGTTTGGCCAGTTTGTCCCCGAGACCGGCTACAAGTGCAGGGTCGTTTGATTCGTTGACTTGGGTAATGAGTGTATCAATGGTGAGCAGGAGTTTGTTCACCAGTTCCGGCCGGGTGACGTTCTTTGCCGCCCTTGCTTCTTTCCATCCGTCAGCCGTGCACCATTTTGAAATGGTGACGCGTGACACGTCCACTTTCTCCGCAATTTCGGTCTGCTCCATACCGGAAAGGAACAGTGAGCGTGCAAGAGATTTTTTCTTTTCGATTTCTGCCTTTGTCATATAATAAAGAATATAGGGTTAAAGGCAGGCTTCGGAGTCCCTTGCACCTGCCCGATTTATTCGCAAAGTTGTCTGCTTATCAGCTTGCAGCCAAAATAATGTGCAACGGTTTCATAGAAGTGTGCAACCATTGCACACTTTTTTGGCTTCCCGGTAAGTGCTCTGTAATATTGCAGCGCCAATGCATAAAGGCGTGGCATGAGAAAATGAGTAAACGTGTAAGAATATCAAACGACAGCCTGAACAGCTACGGAAGCCGTGTGCTGACATCGGGCATGAGTGTGGAGCAGTATTGTCGAAACCCGGTACTGCTGTACATGCACCAACGCGGGAACGTGATTGGCTATGTGAAGGACCTTCGGGTGGAAGATGGTGAGGTAACCGGGGAACTGGTGTTTGACGAAGCAACCGACCTCAGTAAAAGATGCAAGAAACAGTTTGAATTCGGCAGCCTGAGAATGGTGAGTGCCGGAATAGACATTCTGGAACTGAGTGACCAGCCCGAACATTTGCTGCAGGGGCAGACCAGCCCTACAATAACCAAAAGCAAGCTGTATGAGGTATCACTGGTGGACGTAGGTTCCAATGATGATGCCATCGTACTGATGAAGGATGGAAAACAAATCACATTGGGAAAGGATGGTGATTGTCCTTTGCCACTAATTAATAACCAAAAAACAACAGAAGAAATGGAACTGAAACTTTTGGCCCTTCAATTGGGGCTGCCGGAAACGGCAACGGAGGCTGATGTTAATCGAGCCTTAAATGAACTGAAAGCAGCCAAGGCAGAGAATGATTCCTTGAAACAAGAAAACGGGAAGCTGACTTTGGCCCGTATCACCAGCCTTGTGGAAAAGGCAGTGGTGGAAAAGCGTCTGGGAGAAGACAAGAAGACACAGTTTATCGAACTTGGCAAGAAGGTCGGTGTCGATGAACTGAAGAATGTGCTTGATGCCATGCAGCCCCAGGTGAAGATTTCCACTGTATTGAGCTATCAGGGCGGCAAGCAGCAGGCACAGCCGTCCACCTATGCCAAGCTGAGCGATGTCCCGAGTGATGCGCTGCTTGAAATGCGCGAGCATAACCCGGAGGAGTACAAGCGCCTGTACAAGGCTGAATACGGCATGACCTGTGAAATTTGAAAACCTTTAAAATGAAGAAAATGGGAAAAATTGTAATGCTTTTGACGGCACTCCTGTTCAATACGCTGACAGGTGTCGTGTGTGCTTCGGTATTGGGATTCTCTCCGGTGGCCGGAGCTGTGGGAATGAATGCGGTGGCAGCCTTTATGGGAATGACCCCGCAAAGTGCTTCAATACTCCGTGAAGGGGTTTATACGGAAATCTGGACAGGGGAACTTGTCAAGGTGCTTCGTGCCGGACTGGAAGGAACCTGGCTGGCGGGAATCCCCGACCAAAGCAGTATCGTGAACAACGATGTGATTCATCTGGTAGAAGTTGGTGTAGATCCGGATGTCTTGATTAACAACAAAACCTATCCGATTGATGTGCAGGCATTGGAGGACAAGGATATTGCCATCAAGTTGGACAAATTCCAGACCAAGGCCACGCCGATTACAGACGATGAGCTTTATGCAATCAGTTATGACAAGACAGCCCGTGTGAAAGAGGGACATGCCAACAGCATCAATGATGCGAAGTTCACCAAGGCAGCCCATGCGCTTTGTGCGAACAAAAATACGGAAACTACTCCGGTGCTTAAGACTACCGGCGAGAAAGATCCGGCTACAAACCGTCTGCGCCTTACCGTGAATGACCTTGTAGAAATGAAGCGTGCCCTTGACAACTTACGCGTACCGTCAGACGGTCGAAGACTGGTGCTTTGTCCCGACCATGTGAATGACCTTCTGCTGACCAGCCAGGCATTCCGTGAACAGTACAATATTGACCGCAACAGCGGCAAGGTAGGTAACCTTTACGGCTTTGAAATCTATGAGTACGGCAACAACCCGCTTTATACTACAGCCGGAGTGAAGAAGGCATTGGGTACAACGGCAGAAGCCGGTGAATTTCCGTGTTCGTTTGCCTTCTACAAACAGAGGGTTTTCAAGGCAACAGGTTCTACCAAGATGTATTATTCCGAGTCAAAGAACGATCCGTTGAATCAGCGTAACCTGATTAACTTCCGCCATTACTTCATCTGTATGCCCAAGAAAGAGGATGCCGGAGTGGTAATGATGAGCGGCTATCAAGCATGATGATTATGGCAAAGTTGAAATATCTGGTAATACACTGTACGGCAACTCCGGAGGGACGTGAGGTTTCATCTGCGGACATCCGCAAATGGCATACATCTCCGGTTGCCCAGGGAGGAAGAGGATGGAAGCAGGTTGGCTATACCGACCTGTTCCACCTGAACGGAGGCGTGGAACGTCTGGTAGAAAACAATGAGGATGCACAGGTGGACCCTTGGGAAGTGACCAACGGAGCCAAGGGATATAACAGTGTGAGCCGTCACATCGTGTATGCCGGAGGCGTGGAAAAAGACGGTAAGACCCCGAAAGACACCCGCACCGGCTGCCAGAAAAAGGCACTGGAGAAGTATGTGAAGGATTTTCATCGGAAATTCCCTGATGTACGCATTGTAGGACACAACGAACTGGCAGCGAAAGCCTGTCCGAGCTTCGATGTGCAGGAATGGTTGAAAGAAATAGGTATTAATCAATAATAAAACCGGGTGGTATGGACTTGAGCGAATTTATGAACATTATCTTTGGCGGCGGCCTGGTTGGTACGGTGGTGACCATTGGCTCCTTGCGGGCTACTGTGAGAAAAGCGAAAGCGGAAGCGATGAAGGCCGAGGCCGGTGCAGAGGCCATGCGCATAGATAACGCCGAACATGCCACCCGCATTTTGATGGAAAATATTGTAAAACCTCTAAAAGATGAATTTTGTGAAACAAAGAAAGAACTGGCCCGCAATACGCGCGAGATGGCCCGTCTTAGAAAAGCTATTGATACAGCCGGAAACTGTCCTCATCGTGACGATTGCCCTGTGCTTGACAGGTTGCGCGAGTCACCGAAAGAGCATGAATCGGGAAGTCCGGACGGAATCGGCAAGCGCCGACAGCGCGAGCGGAAGTCGACGGGCGGGACTGATGATGGCGGGGATACCGGCGAGTGCGGTGATGCTGACCATACCGGCGGACAGCCTCCGTAAGCTTCCTGACGGCGCGGTGTATCGCGGGAAGAGCGGCCAGGCCAACCTGACGGTAGGGACTGACGGCAAGGGGAACCTTGTGGCCGAAGCCTCGTGTGACAGCCTGCAGCAGCTGGTGCTGTGGTATGAAGAAGAGCTGACACGCATTCGGAGCGAGACCCAGAGTGAAACTTCGAATGACGTTCAAATGGAAGAAAAGCGCCCTCCGAACCGGATGCGGACGTTTATCACAGGTGTATTGGCCGGCTTATTGGCCGGTGTGTTATTAACCATCAAATTTTATAAACGATGAACAAGAATTTTATGTACGGTATCGGTGCCGTGAAATACAATGACTTCGTGATAGGCTATATTGAAAAAGGCTCGTTTGACCTGAACGGCCAGAAGCCCGAAGCTGCAAAGATTGAGGCGGAACAGGCACCGGGTGCCCCCGTGCTGATCATTCCGCAGAGCAATGGCAGCATCGCCCCTACATTCAACGTAATCCAGACGGACTACAAGAACTTGCATGCCATGCTGGGCGGCACGCTGCACTATGCGAAAGAAGACAACGAGAAGAAGAACCCAATAGGCTGGACCGCCCCACAAGCCGCCCTGCTGATGCAAGGTCCTTTTGAACTGGAACTGGTGAGCGGACGGAGCATCCTAATACCGAACGGCACGCTGCTGAGCAACCTGGGCGGTAAGCTGACGCTTACGGAAACGGCCAAGATAGAATGTACGTTGGAGGTGGCTATGCCGGAGGACGGTTCGCAGCCCTACGGCGTGTTTGACTCGGAAACCCTGCCCGAAGAGTGGGGAGAGCACAAGCTGCCTGCTGCGGGAGCAGCGGCTGCTGCCTCGGTTCAAAGTGAGGAGGCCACAAGCAAGGAGGGATAGTGTATGGCTGACCGGCTGGAACAACTGATAGAAATGGAGTGTGCGGATGCGCTGCTGGACAGCGGCGTGTCCGTTCCTCTTAAAAGGTGGAAGCTCACCTGGCTGAAACGTCCGCTGGAGGTGCGTGTGACGATGAAGCGTCCGAGCCTGCGCGGGCAGATTCTGCTGGCGAGGGAATACCTGAAGATGGGCGTTGAACCCGGGTGGCAGCCGAAGGACAAGACCGAGGAACTGGCCTTTGTTGCGGAACATGGCAAGGCTGTGAGCCGTCTGCTGGCCTATACGGTGTGTCGGGGCTATGTGTCGCGACATGTAGGTATCGGTGTGACGGCATGGGTGCTTCGGAACTTTGTGGAGTGGAAGTATCTGATGGCGCTGTTCCGAACGTTTGAGCGGCTGATGGGCACGAAGGATTTTATGCGTATTATCAGCTCGGCGGCGCGGGCGAACCCGATGACTCCGAGACTGAGCCAGGCAAGGATGGGGAGTTAAGAACCCGGTATGAGGGTTCCCATAGCCCTTTCGGTTTCGTGTGGCAGATAGCATCGGCAACGGGCTGGAGTGTGGACTACATTCTGGATGGTGTGAACTACCAGACACTGATACTGATGCTGAGCGACGCGCCGCGGTATGTGCGGCAGAAGAGGGGCAGCGGTAAGTGTGACAGCCACCCGGAGCGCAGCGCCGAGGATGAAGCGAACGATATAGTAGGATTTTTTCAAAGCAAACTGGAATGAGTAAACCTGTAGAAGTTGAATTTTTGATGAAGGATAACCTTACGCCCGGCATGAATAAAGCCGAGCGTGAGGCACTGGAACTGCGTAATACAGTAAGGCTGTTGGAAGCAGAACTGGAGAGGTTACGTCTTGCAGGTGAGACAGCTGCCCCGAATCTGGACCAAAGTGCCAATATTGCGCAGATCCATGCGCTGGAGAAGCAGCTTGAGGAACTGCACGCCCAGTTGAAAATGTTGCAAAATGAATCGGAATCTGTACAGGTCACTCCTGCAGATATGCCTAATGCGCAGCGTCAGTTCAATGGTCTGCACAACAGTATCCAGCAGATGGCGCGTGAAATGCCTTCCTTGGCAATGGGACCGCAGATGTTCTTCCTGGCCATATCCAACAACCTGCCAATCTTTACCGATGAGTTGGCCCGTGCCCGGAAAGAATACGATGAGCTGCAGAAGTCCGGCAAGAAAGGCACACCGGTATGGAAACAGGTTCTGTCCTCGCTCTTTTCCTGGCAGACGGCCATGACCACCGGCATCATGCTGCTGGTAATGTACGGTGACGAAATCTGGGATTGGACGAAAAACCTGTTCAGTGCCAAAAAAGGCGTGGATGAATTCAACGTATCACTCAAGGAAATGACCGAGATAGAGAAGGACGGCCGTGCCCAGATGGTGCGTACCCGCTTCGAACTGAAATCGGTTATCAATGAAATAAAGAACTTCACCGGAAGCAAGGAACAGGAAAAGACCAAGGTGGAGGAACTGAACCGCAAATACGGGGAATCTTTCGGATATTACCAAACTTTATCCCAATGGTATGATACCCTTATCCAAAAGAGCGAGGACTATGTACAGGTTCTGCTGCACCAGGCCAATGTCCAGAACCTTGTCAACAAAGCGGCAGAAGCTGATGAGGAGGTGAATAAAATCAAGGCGCAGAAACCGGAAGAGGCAGAAAGCGCCATGGGCTTTTTCGGGAAATGGGGACAATATATCATACAGTCCAACATGGCAGAATCCGGGCAGTTCTATGACGCACAGGCCGCCATTAAGAAACATGATCAGGAAGCTTATGACATACTGTTGAAAAATGCAGAAAACAAACGGGACGGTTATCTGAAAAAAGCGGAGGAAGAGGTAAAGAAAGCCGCAGAAGCAGCCAAGAAAGGAAATATCGGCGGGCATATCGACCCCAAACAGCCCGGAAAGAATCCGGAAGCGGAAGCCAAGCAACGGCTGGCCACAGAGCGCAGGCTGGCGAAGGATCTTGCCGTCCTGCAGGCTGAAAACCGGAAGGAAGAGATAGACCGTATGAAAGATGGCACCGATAAGAAACTGGCACAAATAGAATATGACTATAACGCGCGAAAAGAAGAAATTAACCGGCTGGAAGCATCCTGGAAACGGGAAAACAAGGAAGCTGGCATAACTACCGGGGGAGGCGGTTTGACCCCAGACCAGAAAGATGCCCTTGCTGCTGCCTGGGATTCCAACGACAAGAACCGGAGTGCAGCTCTTGCTGCCACCTTTGAGGAAGAAAAGGAAAAAGAAGCCGAAGCCATGCGAGATTACCTGTCGGAATATGGCAACTACGAGGAAAAGAAACTGGCCATCACGCAGGAGTATGAAAAACGCATTGCAGAAGCCACGACAGAAGGCGAACAAAAAACACTTCAGGAGGAGTTGAAGAAAAAGATGGCAGATCTGGACATGGAGGAACTGAAGGAAGGGTTGGACTGGGAATCCGTCTTCGGAGACCTTGACAAGGTATCCACTGAAAGCCTGCAGTCACTCCGTACCCGTCTGAAGGAATATATCGATACACAAAAGGATCTGCAGCCGGACAGTCTGAAAGACCTGGTACGTGCGATAGATTCTATCGACAAGAAACTGAATGAACGCAATCCTTTTACAGCGTTGAAAACATCCATATCCCAGGTGCAATCCACGACCTTGTCAGTCAAGGAAGCCCAGGAAGCCTACAACAAGGCTGTCAGGGAAGGAACGGAAGCCGAGCAACAGAATGCCAAGGCTACGCTGGATGCAGCGCGGAACGCAAAGCAGAAGGCTTTGGCCGAGGCCACGGACGCGCTGCATAACAGTGTGGGCGAGGTGAAGGAATATGTGGGTGCTGCTGAAGACCTGCTTGGGCTGGTGGAACAGTTCGGCATAGATCCCCCCGAATGGATGGGCGAATGGCTGGAGGGTATGGGGCAGACGTTGGACGGGCTGGAGAGCATAGACCTGACGCGTCCGATGAGCATTCTGACCGGCGGTGTCAAGGCCTTGAGCGGTGTGGTGAAACAGGTGTTCAGCCTGGGCGGTATCATCAACTGGAGCGGCAGCAATGCCAAGGAGGTGCAAGCCACCATGGAGCGTCTAACCAACCGGAACGAGATGCTGCAGACCTCGATTGAGGACCTGACCGATACCATCAAGCAGAGCCGTGGAACAAAGAGTGTGGCGGCTTACCGCGATGCGTACAAGATGCAGCAGGAAACGAATTCGAACTACCTGCAGATGGCGATGGCACAAGCCGGATACCACGGAAGCCACCACAGCTGGAACTACTACTGGGGCGGATTCAGCCAGGCACAGATAGACAAACTGAGCGGGCAGATTGGCCGCCAGTGGGACGGGAACCTGTGGAGCCTGAGCCCGGAGGAGATGAAGGCGCTGCGCAGCAACGTGGACATGTGGACGCAGATACAGAATACCGGTAAGGGCGGTTACGGCGGGCGACTGACCGAGAAGCTGGATGACTACATAGACCATGCCGGCAAGCTGGAGGAGCTGACCGATCAGCTGTATGAAGGTCTGACCGGTGTTTCATTCGACGGGATGTACAGCAGCTTCATCGACAACCTGATGAACATGAAGTACGGTGCCAAGGATGCGGCGGAGGATATATCCGAGTACTTCATGCGGGCGATGCTAAGCAACAAGATCGGTGAGATGTACAGCGAAAAACTGAAAGGCTGGTGGGAGAAGTTCGGCAAGGCCATGGAGGACAACGAACTGACCGAGGCGGAACGGAACGCGCTGATCGAAGAGTACATGCAGTATGTGGACGAAGCCCTTGCCCTGCGTGACAACCTGGCTGCCGCCACGGGCTACGACAAGACCGAAGCCGGCGGCACCAGCCAGAGTGCGAAAGCGGGCGGCTTTACGGCCATGACGCAGGACCAGGGTACGAAGCTGGAGGGCATGTTCACCAGCGGGCTGCAGCACTGGAGCAGCATGGACGACCGGCTGGAAAGTGTGGTGGAGAAGATGGACACGGCTGAAGGCCACCTGGCCCGGATAGCCGAGAACACCGGTGTGAGCGCCGGACACCTGGGCGAACTGAAGGAAGTGATAAAGAAAATGATACGTGACGGACTAAAAGTGAAGTGATATGGGCAATATACTGAGCGGACTGGTGCTGGTGAACGGCACGGACATCTGGACGGAATACGGCGTGTTCCTGGTGGAAGACCGGCGCGGCGGCATGGAGAACCTGACGGCCATCCTGACCCCGAGCAAGGCCAAGAAGGATACGGCTGTGGACATACGGGAGGAGCACGGGGAGAAATACAACCCCGTGCTGACCCCCCGGAATGAGGCGCGGGACGTGACGCTGCACTTTGCGCTGTACAACAAGACCCAGGCAGGATGGATGAAGCAGTACTTTGCCTTTGTGAATTTCCTGAAGCAGGGGAAGGACGGCTGGCTGGACATCCGTTTCCCCCAGCTGGACCTGCAGCTGCGGGTGAAGTATGCCGACTGTACGAAGTTCACCCCGCTGACCTATCTGTGGACGGAAGGTGTGCATGCCGGAAAGTTCCGGGTAAAGTTCCGGGAACCGAAACCGATTATATAACCATTCAAACGCTATTAGAATATGCTTCTAACGATATATGATAAAGCCGGAACCAAGCGTGCGGATGTGGCCGTGAACGACAGCTCGACGCAAAGCAAGGAGGTGCAGGGAGACAATGTGCTTTCCCTGTCGTTCAGCTATTATGCCTTCCTGCCCCTGGACGTGAACGACTACACGGACTATCTGGGTGAGCGGTACTGGCTGACGGAACGCTACACGCCGAAGCAGGTGAACGATGGCGAGTGGGACTATGACCTGAAGCTGTACGGTATCGAGAGCCTGATCAAGCGGTTCCTGGTGCTGGAGACGACGGACGGGGACACCAACCCTCTGTTTACCCTGACGGCCACGCCCCGCGAGCATGTGGCGATGGTGGTGAAGGCTATCAATGACGGCATGGGCCACATTACCGACTGGAAGACGGGTACGGTGGAAGGTACGGAGCTGATCACGATAGACTACGAGGGGATGTACTGCGACGAAGCGCTGAAAGCCATCGCGGAAAAGGCAGGCGGCAAGGTGGAATGGTGGGTTGAGGGGCAGACGGTAAACGTGTGCCGCTGCGAGCATGGGGAAGAAATCACCCTTGGCTACGGCAAAGGGCTGACCTCGCTGGAAAGAGATACGAGCAACACGGCCAAATTCTATACGCGCCTGTTCCCGGTAGGCTCGACCCGCAACATCGATGCGGAGAAATACGGCAGCCCGCGTCTGATGCTTCCCGGCGGCAGGAAGTACATTGAGCAGGGCGTGGAGGAATACGGCATCTATGACCATTACGAGCAGGAAGCCTTCAGTGACATTTATCCCCACCGGGTGGGTACGGTCAGTTCGGTACGCAGCGAGGAGGTGGCAGACGATGAAGGAAACAAATTCACCGTCTATTACTTCCGGGACGGGGAACTGAACTTTGACCCCAACCTGTACGAGCTGGCCGGCGAGACCAAACGTGTGTCGTTCCAGACGGGCGACCTGGCCGGGCTGGGAGAAAGCGATGACCACTACTTTGAGGTGAACTACGACAGCGCGGCACGTGAATTCGAACTGATTACCATCTGGCCCTACGATGACGACACCCAGCTGCCGGGCGGCAAGCTGGTGCCCCGAGCAGGCGACACCTATATCCTGTGGAATATCCGGATGCCGGATGAGTATTACCGGCTGGCCGAAGAGGAGTTTGCGGTTGCGGTGGACGAGTACAACCGGGACCACTGGCTGGACATTGCCGCCTACAAAGCCCCGACAGACCCGGTATACATCGAGGAGCACGGCATCGACCTGTTTGTGGGCAGACGGGTGAAGCTGGAGAGCCGGAAGTATTTCCCGGAAAAAGGCTACTGTCAGAGCCGTATCACCAAAATCAGCCGCAAGGTGAACGAACCCGGGCAGATGGACATCGAGATAAGCGATGCGCTGCAGGTGGGCAAGTTCGACAAGGTGACGGACAGCATCGGTGCGCTGAAAAGCTATACGAAATCAAAGACGGAAGGCGCTGCCCTTCCGGACATCATACGAAGCTGGGACAAGACGCTGCCCACGGACAACAACCTGTTTTCCGCCCGGCGCAGCCAGAAAGAGTTTCTGAGCAAGAACCAGCCGGACACAGCCAAAGAGCCCATCCGCTTTCTGAAGGGTGTGAGCTTTGGCGAGGCTTCCGGCGGCAAGCCCTGCGGCAGCGTGGACGGTGAGGGCAATGCCGAGTACCTGACCGCCGTGATCCGCGAACTGCTGCGCAGCACGGAGTTTGTGGACGGGCTGACCGGTGAGGGCTGGCAGCTGTGGATTGACCAGCTGACGGGACTGACGAACCTGACGGTGGACAAAGTGACTGCCCGGCAAAGCCTGGTGGCGCTGGAACTGCTGATCGAGCAGGTGCGCAGCGTGTGCGGCCAACTGGTGGTGTCGGCAGCCAACGGCAAGATCAAGGACGTGGTGAAGCAGGGCGACAACTACCGCATCCTGTTTGAACAGGAATCAGGGTTTGTGGCCCATGACCTGATGCGCTGTGCCGTTACAGGCGGGGCAAAGCTGAAATCCTACTGGGTGGAGGTGGCTTCGGTGATAGCCGGCGGGGTGATGGTTCCGGTAAGCGAGTTTGGCGGGGTGAAGCCGGAGGCAGGCGATGAGTGCGTGCTGATGGGCAACACCGAAAACCCGCTCCGGCAGAACCTTATATCCATTGCGGCCACGGAGGACGGACAGCCCCGTATCGACATTCTGGACGGTGTGAAGGCCAAGAATTTCAGCGGCTGCCTTCGTTGCCGGCTGGGTAAGCTGGACGGCATCAGGAGCAGCGCTTTCCCGGCAGACAAACAGCCGAAAGGAAACGGCCTGTATGCCGACAACGTGTGGCTGAAGGGTACGTTCGTGTTGATGACGGGCGAGGACATCCTGACGCGGTTTGAGATAACCGAGGGGAAAATCCATTCAGCCGTGGAAAGCTTGCGCAAAGAAATACGCGAAGAACAGAGCTATCTGGACAACAGCAGTTTTGCCGACGGCATGGACAAATGGAAGACGGGCAGCAAGGCTACGCTGTTCACCCTGGGCGGACGCTGGATCTGGGCGAACGGCGGTCCTTACGGTACGAAGCCGGACGGGCATGCCGAGATACGGACCGACGGCAAGGTGCCTTATGCCTATATCCGGAACAGCTATATCATGCAGAAACTGGAGGACTTCCGGCTGGTACCGGAGTACCGGCAGACGAACAGCCAGGGTGAACGGGTGCCCGGCGTGGTGTATCTGTCCTTCAGCTACCGAGTCATCAAGGCCGGAAGGCTGAAAATAGAATTTGTGGGTGCTGACAAGACCGGGTTTGAAAACTTCAACCTGTTCGGCCATGAAGAAGACCTGCCCGTTGGCGGCGAGAAGATGTTCACGCTGGACGGCCTTTGGAACGGTACGGGAGACTTCAAGCTGTCGTTTACGGGCGTGATTTACATTTCGCTGCTGGTATTCTCTACCAACAAGGCGGACGCACTGGCCTATAAGTACCGTACACTGTTCGAACAGAGCGACCGGCTGGTAAAGATTTCAGCGGCGGTGTTTGACAAGGACGGGGCTGCATTGAAAGAAACCGGGCTGGTGATCAAGCCGGAGGGTGCGGGGCTGTATGCCCAGGATGCCAGCGGCAAGGTGGCCCTTATCGGGGTCAGTGTGGAAGATACGGACGAACATGGCAACCCAGTGAGCAAAATCAAGCTGACAGCCGACCATATACAGCTGGAGGGACTGGTGACAGCCAACGGAAACTTCAGGATACTGGAGGACGGGAGCATGGAATGCCGGAATGCATCTGTATATGGAAAAATATTTGTTGAGGACGGAGGAAAGGTAGGAACATTTACAGTTGAAAGGAATTGCATGCTTTGGAGTAATGGAGATGCTGAAATTCGATTGGGATATGACGGCTATTGGACCGGAGATACCTGCATCTATGCTAAGGCAAACAATTTTAGTAATGCAATCATGGGTATTGCTCCATTTGGTGGAGCAGGTATTTATGGAAGTTGTCGTGAGAAGCCTACTTATCCTGACAAATTTACATTTTCAGCAGGATATTTCGATGGCGATGTGTTGGTGCATTCCGGGAATATTCTGGTGAGTGGTGGTGTGGTACAAGCTGATAAAATGCTTCCTCAAAATGGTTGGTCTGGGCGATTCAAGGGTAAAACAGTAGAAGTACAGAATGGAATTATCATTAACGTGTCATAAAAATGAATAGTTATGAAGGTGAATTTTAACAAGACGTTTAAGGATTATAGAGGGAATGACCTCATAGTCGGTGGAAAAGTCCAGCTGATGACAGATATTATAGCCCAATGCCTTTTTAATGGGGAAGGTGCTCGATCATCCGGTGATTCTAATAAGGATAGCAGCCGTAAAATCCATTCGTATGAATTGTGCATGCGTCTCATACAGGCAAACGGGGATTTATCCATCAGTGCTGAGGATGCTATACTTATAAAAGAGTCTGTAATCGGGCTAACCCCAGGATGTTATTCACAGATCGTAAAATTGATAGATGAATAGATTTATGGCAGAAATGACGCAAGAAGAACTGGTTCAGGAAGTGCTGGACCGTGTGCTTCAGTCCTCTACCGGTGTGGAGGATCTGGAAACCGTCACCTCGCTGAGCGGTGTGAAATCACTGCCCGGCGAGAAGGACGGCAAGATGGTGAACGTCCCCCTGGAACTGATAGGGAAACCTGCGAGCGATGCCGCCGCCCGTGCCGAGGCTGCCGCCAAGAAAGCGGAAGGAGCCGTAGCCGGGCTGGAGGAAAAGACCCAGGCCGCCACGGAAGCCGCTACCAAGGCCAACGAAGCGGCATCCAAGGCAGAAAATGCCGCTGCCAAGGTGGAACAGACTACGGCAGCAGCCGTCGGCGGGGCTACTGCACGCTTTTCATCATGGATGGAAACAGGCAACGTTTTACCTGACAAAAGTACCAAGCCGGGCGGCAACGTGGTGTATGTGGCCGGTGCCGGGAAATTTGCCTACCACATGGACTCCACCCTGTACGGGGACTGGGACGTGGCGGGAGTACCCCCTGCCGGCATGTTCATGGATGCGGACCGGACAGCCATCCTGCCGGACAAGCTTTACCTGCTGGGCGATGCCGTATATACCGGCACGGGAGGCCGCCTGAGACTGCTTTCCTACCGGCATGAGGTGATGAGCGGGGATGCTTACGAAGCACTGCCGGACAAGGATGCGAATACGCTGTATCTGATTTATGAGGAGGATTGACGATGATAACCATAGGCGGTAAGGAAATAACGGCTGCGTATGTGGGAAAACGTGCCCTGTCGGCTGTCTATGCCGGTGCAAGGCTGGTATGGTCCGCAATCAGCAGCTGCTTCGGACTTGGATACTGGAAAGGCGACGAGCCGTGGAACGGGTCGGACGCATGGAACGGTAGCAGTAAAACTGATAAATGAATGATTATTATAAAAGGACAGTATTATGGCAAAAAGGAAAATAAGCGGAATCATCAACGCGACTGAACATCCGATGAATCTTGAAACACCATGGAATCAGAAACAGACGGACGGCACCTATCATGCCTATGCCGGGGACGATGTAGAAGCGTTTCTGAAGAAAGAGCTGTCAAACCGTACCCCTACCGAGGAACTGGTGAGCGGCGAGACGAAGCCCCCTACATCCGGAACGGTGTTTGATGCAATGGTGGGTACGGTGACGGACGTGGATGTGCAGGACAGCGAGGACGGCACACAATACGTGATGACCGTCAAGCAGAAGGATAACCAGGGCGGCGAAAGCTCGAAGGAAGTACGCTTTTCGAAGTACACCGACGACGACAAGGTGGTGGTGAACATTGACCTGACGGACAGCGGCGGAGCGGGACTTCCCTCCCAGCAGTACCTGGCACTGGGAAGCGGCTTTGTGGTGAAATACTCCGTGGGCGTGGGTACTGCCGGTGGCGGTACGGTGGACGGCTACAGCGACCTGAAAGCCCGCGTGATTGTGAAGCGCGGTTCGACCGTGATCAGTGAGTTCCAGGATGCGGAGTTTGCGGGTGTGACAGCCGGACAGAGCTACACCTTTGACGCATCGCCCTACCTGAAGGATGCTACCTCCTATACCGTGCAGGTGGAGGCGCAGGCTACCTACCAGGGCGGCACGCTGATGAAGACAGCCACAGCCAAGGTGACCATGGTGGCCATGACGCTGGAGACCACCTACTCGGTGGGCAACGGGCTGGCTGATGGCGGGTACCGGAACGATGTGAACATCCCCTTTACGGCCAAGGGTACGAGCGGCGAGAAGAACATCTACTACCGTGTGAACGGCGGACAGGCCTTTACCCTCGGTCTTTCGGCCGGCAGCGGGGTGCAGCAGAAGAACGTGACCATCCCGCTGACGCAGATGCAGGAAGGTACGAACGTGGTGGAAGCCTACGCACAGCATGAGAACTCCGGTGTGGTGAGCCAGGTGCATTACATTACGCTACTGAAGGCAGGCGGCGGTGTGACGGCCTATGCCGGCATGATGTTCAGCCACCGGGCTGCGGGATTCCAGCGCGACTGGAAACGCCCGGTGCTGGAGGCAGAGCAGTTCACGGCATGGAGCTTTTCGTATGCCGGTTATGACCGCGATGTGTACACGGCCCGCGTGAAAGTGACCAATCAGGGCAGTGTGGTGAAGGAAGACCTGCTGCAGCGCGGCGAGACCGGCAGCTACGGGCGGACGAATGTGAACGTGGAACCGCTGGCCTACCGTGTGTCGTGCGGTGATGCGGTGCTTGAGGTGCAGGTGAACACCACATCGCACCCCGACATTGAAGCTACGCTGGCACCGGATGCGGTGTGTACGTTTGATGCCTTCGGGCGCAGCAACACGGAAAACAACCCGGCCAGCTGGGTGAGCGGTGACAAGCGCATGGAGTTCCGGGACGTGCTGTGGAGCGTGAACGAATACGGGGCAGGAAGCGGCTGGCACAAGGACCGCCTGCTGCTGGCCGGCGGTGCAGGCATGACCCTGACCGCTGACGGTGGGTACCGCCCCTTCAACGAGGCGGACAAACCCGAAGGCTTTGCTATTCGTGATGTGGGCATGACGCTGGAGATAGAATACAGCACGGCGAACGTGACGGACACGAATGCGGAACTGATCACCTGCCTGGGGCAGCTGGACAACGGCAACCGGTACGGGCTGATTGTGACCCCGGAAGAGGCCAAGTTCCTGACCGGCGTGGTGACCGAGGCGATGGATGCCGGACAGGTGCTGCGCTATGAGGACTCGGTGGGTACCAAGTTCCAGCCGGGCACGAATATCCGCATTACCTACGTGTTCTATCCGAACGTGCAGACCAACGAACAGCGCACGCTGATCGGTTTCTATGTGAACGGTGAAGAGTCGGCTGCTTCCAAGTGGCTCGACAAGGTGAATTTTGACATCCAGAGCCAGCTGGAGTTCAAATCGGCAGGTGCCGACCTGAACGTGAAGAGTGTGCGCATCTACAACAAGGCGCTGACCTCGGACGAGGTGCTGAACAACTACATCGTGGACCGCAACCACCTGGAAGATGCCGACGGGGAACCGGGCGTGCGCTCGCTGGATGAGGACAACCGCGTGCTGAACGAGGGGGACACGGTGAGCATGGAGAAGCTGATGGGGCTGATGAAGAAGCGCCGGAACTCGATCCTGGTACTGATAGGCACGGGCAGTGTGGGCAGTGAGGTTCCGAGCGAGAGCGACACGCTGAACGTGGTGGATGCACTGGCCCAGCTGAACGACAAGAAGGCCAACAAGCTGGTAAGGGAGGTCCGTTTCTATAACGGAGAGGACAGGACGCTTGACTTTATCCTTACCAACGTATATGTCCGTATTCAGGGTACTTCTTCCGTGAACTATGCCAGAAAGAACTTCCGTTTCTACTTCCAGAAGACGGCAAGCGGCTGGACGGTTACATTGAGCTACGGGGAGATTGACGGAAACGGCAGGCAGAAGAATCCGGTGGTAACTACCGGCAAGAAGAATCTCTTCAAGTTGCGCAGGAACTCCGTAGGCGCGAAGCTGGCATGTTCCAAATGCGACTTCTCGGACTCGTCCATGACCACCAATACCGGAGGTGCGAAGCTTATCAATGACGGACTGAAAGAGATGGGGCTGCTTACGCCCGCGCAGCGTTACGCCAAAGACCATGGGCTGGAGGATGATTACCGTTCGGCTATCGACGGCCTGCCGTGCGACCTGTTCGTAGCGAAGAGTGTTGATGAAGACCTGACCTATTACGGCCAGTACAACATGAACAACGAGAAGAGCGACAGCTACCCTATCTTCGGCCAGGATGAGACCATCGGCGGCGAGAAATGGGGCGAGGGCGACACGCTGAACTATCTGGAAGCCGACGAGGAAGGACACAAGCAGTACCTGCCCGTCTGCTTCGAGACGCTGAACAACTCCAATCCGCTGTGCCTGTTCCACTGGTTGCCGAGTACCGAACCGGAGCATAAGGATTTCATGGACTACAACTTTGACGGAGGACTGGAATTTAATCATCCGAAAGATACCTTCTGGTCGGACGGAGGCGGTGACGCGGAGGAAGAACCGAATATGAAAGACCACCTCGGTACCGGTGACAAGTACGACAAGATGTACAAGGCCACCGACCGCATGATGAGTTTCGTCTACCGGTGCGTAAAGGAAACGCCTGCGGGCAGGAACATGGTTTACAGCACGGAATCCCATTCGTTCGAGGGGGTGGACTATGAGGACGACGGCGACAAGTTCCCTACCGCCAAGTGGCAGAGCGATACGTTCAGGAAAGAGGCTGGGAAGTATTTCGACCTTCCCCACCTGATTGCCTACTATCTGTACGTGCAGTTCAACCTCGGCGTGGACCAGCTTGCGAAGAACATGCTTATCCGCACATGGGACGGTGTGAAATGGTCGATTGACTATTATGACGGCGACTGCCAGTTGGGTTCTGACAACAAGTCGTTCCTGACCGGGAAGTATGACGACAACCGCCAGACGAAGCGCGACGGGGCTTATGTGATGCAGGGTCATAACTCGTGGCTGTGGAACCTCATCGTGGCCAATTGCTGGGACATGATTGTGGAGATTATGGTGAGCGGATGGAACGGGGGCGCAAGCTTCATGAGTGCCTTCAGTATCCAGAAAGCCATTGACCATTTCGATACCGAACAGATGAAGAAGTGGTGCTCACGCCTCTATAACAAGTCCGGCATCTTCAAATACATCTACCCGTTCCTGAACGAAATGCCGGTGGGTGCGGACGGAGCCAAACAGACGTATCCGCAAATCTACGGTCTGAAGGGTTCGCTGAAAGCGCACCGGAACTACTTCATCCAACGCAGGTACGACCTGAAGCAGGTGGAGTACGGCTATGTATCCACGCTGGGTGCCCAGTTCTACCAGAGTACGGCATCGCTGGACAAGGCTTATAAACTGAAACCGATGCAGTACCGACTGACCATCCCTTACCGTGTGCAATTATCCACCTCAAACGGTGTACAGGCTGACAGCGGCGTGGTGGATGCAGACGTGCTCCATTCCCTGCAGCTGACCCGTGCCTTCGGTGAGAACGACCCGCTGAAGATTATCGGTGCAGCCAAAATCAAGGAGCTGGTGTGGCATGAGGATGCGTTCGCAATCGGCTTCAACTTCGGTCTGCTGACCTCACTGGTAAAACTGGACATGAGCGTGGAGAAAGCCAGCGGATACCGGAACGGCTCGTTCATGGCTTCGACGAACGGCATGCTGCTTCTGGAAGAAGTGAACATGCGGAACAACCGGCTGGCCCGGAACGGGGACAACGGCAATGTGGCTACTTTGGACTTGAGCCGGCAGGGCCGCCTGAAGAAACTGGACGTGAGGGGTACGGGGCTGACCCGTGTGAAACTGGCCACCGGTGCGCCCGTTGTGCAGTTATGCCTGCCGGACACGATTGAGGAACTGTTCCTGGAATATCTGACCAAGCTGTCCGACAGTGGCCTGATACTGGAAGGCATCAATAATGTGCGGGGCTACCGCTACACCAACTGCCCCGGCATTGACGGGTTTGCCATGCTGGAACGTCTTCACCAGGCGAAGCAGAACGGCAGCGGCAAGCTGGAGCGCTTTGTGCTGGAGATAGACCGGGAAGACGACGGAAGCCTGCTGAAGAAGTATTTCGATTACGGAACGTACACGCAGACGGGTGCGGTGGATGACCGCCACTCGGGCCTTCGCGGTAAGCTGACCCTGACGAAGTATCTGGCTGACGAGGAACTGGAGAAGTATGCCGCCCGTTATCCGGAACTGGCCATCAAGCAGCCGCCTTATACGATGATTGAGTTTGACGACAGTGTGGCTGACGATGCCAACATTTCGAACCTGGACAACAAGACGGGGTACAAATACGGCAATACGTACAAAATGAGCGGGCATGTGAATGCTATCCTGTCCAAGCGCCACCGCGTACTGGCCAAGGTGACCAAGATGCCCACGAGCCGGAAGGTGGAGATGGCCGGGCAGCAGGTGGAAGTGAACAACCCGGACGGGGAGATGACCTATTTCCCCCTGCATGACGAAAGCTCGAACTTCTATGCCGATGCGGAGGATATGAACGACTGCACGTTGGCGAAGCTGGACGGCAGCGAGGGTGACTGGATGATGTATGAACCGTTCTACTGGAGCAAGGGTATCAACGATTATTTGAACAACAAGAAGTACGCCTGCTACAGCAGCTACCCGGAAGATGAAATGCCCCCGATTCCGGAGGCAACTATACTGACGCTGGATGCCATCAAGGAAACGCAGGGCGGCTGGCTGGGTGAACGCAAGATTATGAGCGGCAAGCCTACGCTGATGGAATCCTATACGACGGACAAGGCCTATTCGGTATGTAAGGTGGATGTATCCGGCTACAGACGTGTCCGCTTTCCGAGCGTTCCCGGTACGGGGCTTATCGGCAGTGTGTTTGTGGATGCTGCAGGCAACATCCTGAAGAGCATCGTAGTGCCGACCATCGGCTTGAAGTTTGAGGCCGGCATGTATCTGATAGCAGACGTTCCGGAACGTGCGACCGCTCTGCATTTCTCCATTCTGAACACGGCAGAGTTTGACTGCGTGGTGCTGAGCCACAGCGGCAAGATAGAGGACATGGAACCGGACTGGGTGGCCAATGAGGAACATCTGTGTGCCGTGGTGGGCAGCTCGGAGGTGGGCAGCAAGCTGCGTTCCTGCATTACCGGCGGATCGACAGCGGGCGGCATGAGCTGGACCGACTTCCACTTCTACAGCCAGCAGCGGGGCATGCAGCAGATAGATGCGCTGATGCACAGCCGCATCGCGAACCTG